GGATCTTTTGGATTTTCCATTTTTTTTGGTGGTGGGGAAAGTGGATTATTTGGTATCATTTTTATCTTAATGTCACACTACTTGTTCTTGTTTAATCCATGACAATGTAGGTTCATTCCATAAATAAAAATTTGTTGTGTCTGGTATAGGAATTGGTGCTTCCCAAAGCCATGTATTTGTATTTAATGTCCATGAAGGATACGGTTGTGGTGTATAAAAAACGTCATTAACCACATCATAAACGTACCCAATACCCGCATAATTACCTCTTAATGGCGGTTCTTCGTCTGGAATATCTGAATTAGGTGCGTAATGTACGTTTCCACGAGTGTTATAACTGGTTTGAACCCAATTTTGTGGATCTGGCAACGTATTAACAAAGTCTTGCCCAGCCACAATAACATCTTGAACAATTCCATCAATAACTTGTGCAAAGTGACTCATGCTGTGTAACTCCCTGATTGTATAAATGTCATTACTGTATTTGCACCAGTTGTTGTAATAGTAGGAGAACCAGTTGTCACATTGGTAAAGTTTGCGGTTGGCACAGAAATAATGACAACACCAGAACCACCAGCACCACCCATTGCAGTACCACCACCACCGCCACCCGCACCTCCACCACCACCACCAGTATTTACCGATCCCGCAAAACCATTGTTCATAACAGTTGCAGAAACGTTTCCAGCGTTTCCACCACCGCCATTACCCCCAGCTCCACTACTACTTGCACCACCACCAAAAGTACCGCCACCACCACCACCAGCATAATAAGTTAATGTTCCTGTAATGTTGCTCTGTAAACCAATACCACCATTACCACCATTAGAAGTTGTTCCATTGCTACCAACTGCGCCCGCACCGCCACCACCACCTTGTCCATAAAAAATTGTGCCAACACTAGTTCCAGAATTATTTCCTTGCCCCGCAGTACCTAGTCCCGCAGCACCCGTACCAGCTGGTCCACCACCAGAACCGCCAGAGCCACCATTAGTAGGATTATTATTATTTTTTGCCGCACCGCCACCTATTGCAGTTAAACTTAAAGCAGTAGAATTACTTCCTTGACTACCTGAACCAGTTGGAGTAACGCCACCAGCCCCTCCCGCTCCAACAACAAACGAATACACAGTAGCTGGAGTTAAAGTTTGCGTTCCTTGTAATAAACCGCCAGCACCACCACCAGCGCCAACTTGCCAGGAGCTACCAAACGAACCACCACCACCGCCACCACCAGCTACTACTAAATAAGTTGCAGAGTAAGTTGTAGGAAGTGTAAAAAACCCTAACAAACTTAATCTGTTATAAATCGAACTCCTCTTATTGTGGAGACCTAGTGACTTTTGCATGGCTTACTGTCCATCGCCGCACGTAATGTACACAGTTGAGTTAGCAGAAGCCACACCCGTAAAGAATGACTGTGTTGGAAACGTAAAAATTTGATTGGTGTAAGGTGACAACGGAATAGATGGTCCTGTTGATGTAACGGTGGCTGCGGCTGCGTTGGCGAGTGCGGCAGTAGAACCCACACCTAAGAACACAACGGCATTACCCGTGTTCTGAATTAGATATTGATTACCCGAACCACCGACTGTACTTGCTTGTACTGGGGTAGGTGCAACAGTTGATGCAATAAAAGCAACAGTATTGCCAAAGGGTGTAAATGCGTTTGAACTCATATTTGTGTCCTTAAGTTAAATTTAATGTACTCGCAATCTGCGTATGGATGTTGTAATGCGTACTGACCCAATCGTAAAAATCGTTCTCTGAATTGAAATTTACATCCAACATATTGAATGGATTTTCTAAACCCAGATAAGTCGATAATGCTTGATGTTCTACTTGATGAGCCAATAACCAATCATCAAGGTTATCCACATTGGCATCCGTAATTGGGAATTTAGCATAGGTTTGACCGCTATCTGTCAATGTTTCCCAAAACAAAAGGTGTTGCACACCATTTTCAAACAAAAACTCTCCTAGTGACTCTTTGTCACCGAATTTAACAATGGAGAGCGTGTCCATGTTCATTTATCAACCTTTGCGTCGAGTCGATCAAATATCTTATTTAACATTTGCTTAATGTCAGATATATCACTTCGATAATCTTCTTTAGAAACGTAGTAATGTGGCATCTCTTTATTATCATTTTCCAAGTCTTTAATTTTGTTGCTGATACCGTTTAGTATCCACATAGCTAAAACACCTAGTGCAGAAATTAACACATTAAATATTGTTTGAATATCCATAATTTAATGCTTTCCCTGTTCAAATATGTTTACAAAAACCGTTTCATCTTCTAACGCTTCAATTTCATGCCACTCGCCAGCGGGTAAATTTAATGGCTGACTATTTTTATCAATTGTGTAACTTCTGCCCTTTAAACTTACTAAGCATTTGCCGCTATTACACATGGTCGCATGAGAGTAAACATGTTCATGCTTGGCTAATCCCTCACCTTTTTTTGCGTGATAAACATTAACTTGCGCGTTTGCGTAAGTAAAAGTGTGCGCGGGATTTACGTTTGTAACCATTATGCGTTAGCAGTTCCAGTTGTTTGAGGTTGAACAACAGGGTTTGGTTTTGATTGATTGGTGGTAAGAGTTGTTCCATTCCAAGTAAAACCAATTGCCCCTTCCCCAACTATTTCAATTAAAACGTAGTCGGTTTTCTCAGTGTTTAATCCCCATACCACTGCTGGCGTTGTGGCTTGTAATAACATTGTTGCATCCAAAGGAGGTGTCCAAGTGTTAACATCGCCATCCCAAACAACTAAATTTGTAACCACGTTGTTTTCAACCAATAAATAATTTTGTGTTGTCATATTTATTACCATTCAAAAATAACTAAACCAGATGCACCTGCTCCACCTGATGCTGTAGTATTGTTAACACTGGTTTGACTAGCACCACCACCATATAAATTACCTGCAGCATTACCACCTAAAGAACCTGTAGAAAATAAAGTAATACCTCCGCTACTAAAACCATTACCGCCACGAATATTTAAAGTTCCACCTGTCGCAGTTCCCCCAGCTGCTCCTGCTGATGTGTGAATTACACCACCACCACCACCTGTTGAGGAAATAGTTGTAATACTTTGTGTTCCTGATGCAACGGAAGATGTACCACCTGCTCCTCCGTTTGATGGAGTAGAATTTCCTGCATTTCCTCCACCTCCAACGGTAACGGCTAAAGTATTTCCCGATGTTAAACCTGTTAAATAACTAATTGCAGTTGCACCACCACCACCTGCTCCACCTGTATCACTACCACACCCGTTTGCTGCACCTGCACTACCACCACCCCCACCTACCACAGTAATTTTTAAAGCAGTCACTCCCGCTGGAATAGTGAATGTTCCACTACTCGTAAAAGTTTGACCTAATATTCCAGGTAAAGAACCAGAAACCGCAGTTTTTACAAATGAAGTTGTGGCTACGTTTGCAGAATTGTCTGTTGATGCTTGCGTTGTTGCCGTTACGGTTGGACCAATAACTCCAGTTGCTACGTTAGCATTTGTCAAAGTTAAATTACCAATGCTTGGTGAAGTACCACCAAGATTTACGGTTGTATTACCGTAGGTGACGTTGCCCGCTAATGCACCAGCGGCAGCACTAATCCAAGCCGTACCATTCGAGGTTAATACGTTATTAATACTGCCAGGCGCAATAGAAACTACTGACCCTGTGCCATTACCAACCAACACATTATTGGCTGGTAAAGTTACTAATCCAGTTCCACCCTGTGCAGCGGTGATTGCGGTTGATACGCTATTAACCGTGACATTGTTTAAAGCAATATTACCTAATGCGCTAACCGTTCCACCAAAAATAACAACGGTGTTTCCTATGGTTGTTGTTGGTATTGCTGACGCAACATTACCAGATTGAATTGTTGCGTTTGCAAAAGTAACATTACCAATATTAGCAATTGTTCCACCAAAAATAACAACTGTATTACCAATAGTGGTTGTTGGAATAGCGGCAGCCACGTTTCCACTTTGAACAATGACGTTTGCAAATGTCACATTACCAATGTTGGCGGTTGTGCTACCAAGAGCAATCGTGGTGTTACCAATAGTGAGCGAGTTATTGCTTAAAAAATTATTGGGGAATGTTGTTGCAACACTAGAAATAGTTGTATTGGTCAACGTCAAATTACCAATGTTGCCAATTGTCGAACCTAAAGCAACTGATGTGTTGCCAATAGTAACGCTAGAATTTGCCAATAAATTATTGGGTAAAGGTGTTGATAAACTTGTGATTGCAACATTAGTCAGCGTAGTATTGCTAATTGTTCCACCAGTTATTACCGCATTTCCGGTTGTGACATTGGTCACAGTAATATTAGAAATGGTTACATTACCACTTGTAATATTGACGTTAGTTAGGGTTAACCCGAATATGGTTGTGACTACTTGACCAAGATTTGCATTGGTTTGACCAATCGTAATTGGTGTTTGAAAGTTTGCGTCTAACTGCGACAGTGGTATTGTCGTAGAAGCGGTAGCGAATGTATATGGTACTGGCATTAAAACCTCGTTCTTAATTCATGTTCAAATTCAAAACCGTTATAAACAAAGCCTGGTGTACTACTAGATTGTATTGTCATTCCAAGATATTTACCATACTGTTTTGCGTCAGATTTGAATAAAGAATACCCTGTTGTTGTCCAGCCAATAATTGTTCCCGAAGCATTAGACCAAGAAATTAATTGACTCGCATTATTTTGCCAACCAACTAAACTTGTTAACAAAGTAATTGGACTTGTTCCCGCCTCACTATCAACAGTGACATTTAAATTGGCAGCTGAGTTGGTATTTGTTCCTTCAATACCAATCTTTAAGGCTTGTTTAGTACGAATATTATCTTCCATTGGCAATAAAGCAGTCTGCACAATTGAAGAAATGTTATTGGTGTTGTCGTTGTAAAGTCGATAAAGAGTTGTTCCGTCTGAACCAAATAAACTAATTTTACCCGATACTGGAACTGTAGTAATGTACGATAAATTGTCGTTTTGCGAAGTAATAAACCATTTTTTCTCAAAAAACACCGCTTGAATATACCGATAACTTTGAGAAAACACCGCATCATAATATCTAAAATTAAACGCAGCACACAAAATGTTATTTAATAAAACTTGACCCGCATAAATCGGACTATTAAAATCAATGTTTGGAATCATTCCATCTAAACTATCTGATAATTTAGAGGTTGTTGATCCCACCAGCGCATAAACTCCGTAATCATTCATAAACAAAACGGATCTAAAATAAGGAAAAATAGCGTAAGGTCGTTTTGTTCCTACGGATGCCGATACGTTGGTGTTAGTAAAAATAGTAACTCCACCCGTCACCACCCTCACATCCGAGAACACGTTAATCGAATCATCACCAAAAATGTACAAAAAATTATTGGCTGCCAAGAGTTGCACAATGTTTCCATGCAATGTGGAGTCGGTTAATGTCAACGCACCCGCAGAAACACTCGTAAAATCGCTATAAAAACCCGCTGCTGAGTAATAAACAGTTCTTCCTTGTGCTACCCACACCCGACCACTAAAAGTCGCTACGCCTACGTTTTGATTGTTTGACACAATAGGTTGTAACACGGCAGTATTGCCACCAGTTCCCGTAATTGTCACAATAATGTTGGCGGCATTTGTATAGCCTGTGCCGTTGTTGGTCATAATGACTTGGGTGATTGCATTACCTTGCACTATGGCTTTAGCCACTGCACCCGTACCACCACCGCCTGTAAATGAAATTGTGGTATTTGCCGTATTACTATAACCCGAGCCACCGCTGACTACTGCAAAAGACAATGTGCCTGTGGCAAAGGTAGTAATACCCGCAATCGCTGACGCACCAGAGCCACCGCCACCCGAAAAGGTAATCGACACGTTAGAACCATTGGTATAGCCTGTTCCACCCGTCAATAACGTAATGGTACTGACATTTCCGTTCAAAATAGTTGCAACTGCGTTGGCTTGGGTGCCTCCCACTTGATCTGGTGCAGAAATAGTGACTGTGGGTGCCGAAGTATAAGCATTGCCCGCAGAAGTTAAAGCAATTGTGCCAATCGAGCCAATTGAAACCGTGTTGTTTCCATCCCAACTAAACAAACCTTTGCTCGGGTCAAGAATCAACATCCGATCATTGTTGTATTGTGAGTAATTTATCTCAGAATTGGAAAACGTACCCGCAGCCGACACATTGCCTGTTGCTAAAGTCTGAACATTGTAAAATTGTGCGCCACCATTGTTTTCAAAACCAACAATGTAATCGTTTTGCCCTAAATTGACAGAAGCAAAGGTAGTAACCGTACTACTGAAAGTAACAATGTTGCCTGTTGCGTTGATAACATTAGATACAGTCGGAATGATTTTTAAGTTGGCATAACCTACAGGCTGAACATTTTCTAGCCAACTAAACTCGTCATCTCCAATTGATGTACGGTTGGCTTTAGTGTTAAGACTCTTAAATTCCTTAACCACCTTGTAAGATTTTTTCTGTTCTGCGCTTGCCATTTAAAATCCTGTGCCATAAACCGATGGTATCCGCCTGGTGAAAACTGAATTTAAAATTGATCTGACTTGCGTTGTATATTCTTGTTTATAAATTTCCGCTTCACCAAAAGATTGTTCATAATACTTGGCTAAGTAAGCAGCATAAAATTTTACCGCCCCCGAATAAGGATCATTAATAACATCGGCTACTGTTGCCGTAGATAAACTCATGGCATTAGGTAACACCACGCAATCTATTTCAATTTGATAGCTTTGATCTGGTATTGGACCTATGTAAATTCTGTTTTCACTGTAAATACTAAAGACTAAAGGTCTGCCAATGTAGTTTTGCCAGAAACGCATCTTGGCATTAAATTCAGACCACTGTGCATAGTCGAGAGGCACCCGTGTATTACCCCAATACAGATTAATATTAAGAACATCAAGCACGGTATTACCAGACGAAATAGACAACGGCATGGTTGCCAAAATAGATGAAATATTCTCGTAAGTAATAATTTCACAGTTGCCTACATACAACAGTGTGGCAGTACCATCCGCAAACGCAGTAGTCGGCGGATAATTACTATAATTATTAGCGCCCGATGCGGGATAAGGTGGCGCAGTCGATCCACTGGTTCCGCTTGTTTTATATTGATAAATAAAAATATTGCTAAAGACATATTGTCCAGCAGTGACCGCCGTATTGGCAACCCAAGCCGTAGGGGTGCCACCTTGAATTGTAGGGACTTGTGTTACTGCAATTTGTCGTAAACACCCTGTGTCACGAACCACACGCTCCCTAGCCGAATTAATATAGTCAGTTAACTGTTGTTGAGTATAGAAATTAAGGTTGGCATCGTGCAACAATCGTTGAACATCGGTGAGATAGCTCTGTAAAGTTGCCATGTTTTATTCATAGTTTAAACTGCTTTAAGGATTTTTCCCCTCGCTTGATGTGAGTCAGGCAAGGGTACTCTCTCCACCAACGGGGATAACGATTGGTTCTTTTTTGGTCGTTCAAGCTGAATATCAACAAGCGCTAAGGATTTAAAACCCTCTTTGTAATCAGCGCCACTTTTTACCCAACCTAAACGAGTCAAATATGGTTTTTTGTCTTCTTGGTCATAACCAAAAACATGAATAGCAATTTCAATAGGAACTTCAACAGTTTCATTTTTTGGAAAATTATAAAATTTACCATCGTATCCATCGCAAACCTCATAGTCCGTGTTATTCGTTACAAATACAGTTGACATCTTATCCCCTTCAAAAATTAAAAACTTACTACGTCACCATACACGCAAATGTCAACGGTATTAGCGTTTCCAGATGGGGTGTTAATGTTTACATATAATGCTTGCGTAACCACACCCGATACCACGTTTGTTGTGTAAGGCGCAGACGGTGTAATGTCTTGCCATGTACCAACACCCGTAAGTGTTGATAAAACGGTATTACCAAAAACAACGTTTGCATTATTGTTGGTTGCAGAAATAGACACGTTGGCGGATGATACACTGCCACTTGGATTTTGAATCGTAACTCTGCGAACAATTACGCCACCAGAGTTACCTACTCCACCACCGTTGGTTAATCCGCCACTTAATAATGGCAAAGTAATAACTGCGTTACCGCCAGTATTTAATGATGTTGCACGAACCACCGCAAGACGACCGTTACTAAACGAGTCAAGCGTAAACTGTGCAACTGAATCAGCGTTTGCCATGATTTACTCCTTAACTTACAAAGGTTTGGTTTACTGCTTGACCGCCGTTGACCGTATACAAAGTTAATGACTGGTTTGTAACCGTTGCGTTTGCACGCACGTTATAGCCATCAGAAATAATTGTACCGCCAGAGTTAGCAGCAACATAAGTTGACCAGTTGTTGTTGTTGGTTCCACTATTCACTTCAATAGCAACGTTTGCAGTAGTGTTGACAGGCATAATATACAAACCAGCGGGAACATACTGAGCAATTAATGTGCCAGCGTTCATCGCAGTTGTATTGCCCGTACCAATTGCAGAAATCACCACTGTTTGCGGATAAGCGCCTGGAGTGTTGGTATTGGTGTTTGCCAATAAAATTTTATTTAGACCGAGTGCCATGTTATACGCTCCTTATAGTGAAATTGAGTTATAACCAGTGACACGAGTCATTGATTTTGGTTTAACAGAAACTAATTCCGCAATCATTAACACTGCACCAACATAACCAATCTGCCAGTTAGGTAAAGTAGATTCAAAACCTGTAAATACAAATGATCCTTGATCATGAATGTATAAACTTAGGTAATTTGAATTAATAAAATACATCGTTCCTTCTGGGCAATATGGGTCTGGATAAATTGGAACACCAGCAACCATCAAGGCTCTGAACGCAGCTTGCGGTCCATTGCTATCGCCATCAAACGCATGACCTGGAGTAATGACATACTGTTCTTGACCTACAAAGTCTTGAGCCAATAATGTCCATGTACCAAAACCACACACACCAAATGTTGGAACTTCTGCACCGTTTTTTACTGTACCAGAAATGTATTGCAACACGTTTTGACGAGTTGGGTTTGCATTACCAGCGTTATACACTTTAGATTTCCACCAGCCGTAAGTAGAACGGTTAATGTTTCCGTAAGTGGCTAAGTTGGTACCGTCATCAATTGCACCAGGCAAACCAATAAACTGTTGTGTATTAGTTGTGTTGGAGAACAACGCAGTTGCCATTGCATCAAGCATGACGTTGGTTGTATCGTTCATACGAGCTTCAATCAAAGGAATGATTGCATAGTCTTGTTGAACTGCACCTTCCATACCCAAGAAAGGTACAGGTGCAATCATGAGTTTAAGGTTAAATTCTGATAAGAACGCACCTTGTTGTACTGAGGGTTGTGTAAAACTACCAGAGTAGTCTGACCACTGCGCATTCACAAACGGCGCACCTTGTACTGGGACTGAGATTTGAGAAACACCACCAGACGCTTGTTGACTGTTACCAATCAAAGCAGCCATCAAGGGTGTGCTATTGTATAATTGTACAACCATCTTAGGGACAAACGCACGACGAGTAACATAAGTTAATTCGTTGTATTGCGCACTACCCGAAGCTGGTACTATTCCTCCGCCTATTGGCATAATCAACTCCTAAAGTAAATATCCCCTACTTACTATTAAATGCCAATTGGTCTACGGTTTTTTTGTAGATCAGCTAGCGCCGCTGCTGCTTCATTTCTTGCACCTTGAATTGGATTCTTCATAAATGATTCAAGGTTAAATTTCTTCATTACGTTTGGATTGTAACCCATAGACGCATCAGAAGTCGGTGTGGCTGCTTGCTTCATCCATCTAAAATAATCAGCAGCAGTTTCGTGATCGTTGATTTGTCTTTCCACCATTAATTTTTCAATTTCTGGTATGTCGGCTTTGGATGCTTTACCATCTTCCACTAAACGATTACGAAGTTCTTGTAAATTTTCCATTTGCTCTTTTTGCTTAAACTTGGCTTCTAACTTTTGATAACTGTCTTGCGACACCTTCAATTGTTTGGCTAAGTCATCTTTGAGAGCGAGTTCTGGAATAGTTAAGTCTGGCTTAACTTGTTTGGTCAAACGTAAAAAGTTTTCCCTAGTTTCTGGGTTGTCAGCCAATTGCTTGGCTAACATAGCTAACTCGTCACGTTGTTCGAATGATAGATCTTCTAAAGACATATTTATCCCCTATTTGTTTAAATAACTTTTTTGGTGTCACCAGGTCTGGATGTGGTCATTTGATTTTTATAACCACCCTTGCTGATTCCATCTAAACCGCCAAACTGCGAAAAGCGGGGAGTGTTAACAATTTGACCATTTTTCTGATTGTTGTCAGTTGGTCTTCTTGGAGATGCTGCACCTCTTGGTTTAAAAAGTTCCATTTTATTTCCTTTACATAGGTTGTGGTGGTGGCATACCAGGAGGAGGACCGCCCGCTCCACCGCCCATTGGAGGCATTGGAGGAGGCGCACCACCGGGTGACATGCCAGGAATTAATGGTGCTTGTTGCATTGCTTTACCCTCTGGCGTAGCACCGCCCGCTTGAGGTAAATTTTGTAACATTTGCATAATTTCAGTCGGCTGCAAAGAGTTCACTTTGGATTTCTTTGCGCCCAAGATGGTGGTCAAGGTACGGATACCGTTTAATACTTTTTGACCTTCTTCGGATTCACTACCGAGAGCTGGCAAGGCTTGTTCTAACAAATCCATTGCCATTGAAATATTGAGTAATGATGCTTCACGTTCACCCATCTTTGGTTCGGGGGTAGACATTGGTGAAGCCATTGGAGGTGAAGAAGGATCTGAAATGCCACCACCCGTTTCTGGCACAGGCGGAGTTCCCGTAGGAGTCGCTTTGTCCTTTTGGTTTTTCAACAAGCTCATCAACTGATCGGGGGGCATGCTCATAATAAATTCCTATCTAATTACAAGAAAGATTAAACCTTTCTGTAAAAATGTCAAGTAGGGGGTAATATTTCTATTCCCACCCCCAAAGGGAGGTTTAAACGGTCAAACCGTAAGATCCTTGCGGATTACTTACGACCTTTACGACCTTTTCTTCCTTTACGCATGGTAAGCTCCTGTTGCGATAGCGTCCACCAATTAGGGCTGGCAGCCAACACCCTTTTCCTTCTTACGGGAAACCCGTTTTTATCCCCTCGTGGCTCGTCCGTAATTTTTGTTCGAACCCCGATTAAAACTTTTAATACCAGTATTTCTGTATTGCAAACTTGGAGTAGAATCCGCCCGTTTCAACGATTCCGTTGATACTCTTGGTTGGTCTGCACGAGGCGCTACATTTCCTACTGCCATTATTCATCCATTTTCTGTTTAGGTGCTTCTTTACCTTTTGCTTCTGGAGGATTCATTCTTTCTTTTTCCTCACGTTGTTTCAATCGGTCTTTTAGTAATTGTTTCATTGGAGGCTCTAATAAGTCAAGTAAAGATTCTTTATCAATTGCTTGAGCTTTAAATAAATTAAATGCCAACTGTTTTAAATCTTCAGTAAAGATAGGACTATTACTGTGCGCATCCACTTTTACCACAAAATCATTGGTAAATTGTTCGGCAATAAATGGTTTTCCATCTACATCTTGAAAATAAGTGTTGTCATACTGCTTCATCATCTTTAAAAACAAAGTTGCCACTTTTTCAAGACTATCTTCTACAATTAAAGCACGTTTTTTGGCTCTTGAGCTACCCAAACGGGCTAATTGACTAGCATGCCCTTGTGAACGCACACCCGACTCGCCTTTACCCGATAATACGTTTGAAATACCCGATACTTCCGAGAACATGGCATCAATTTCGTGGATGACCTCAAATAAATCAGCGGGCATCTCTGGGGCAAGGTTATCGACCTTAGCGCCTGGCATATCAGAAGCAATATGGGTGCCTGGAAAGTTTAATGCACTAAATTTCTCATCCAAAATACCGCCCAAGCCCGAAAACACTCTTGGTGGCTTGGTTTGACGTGCCAAAATGTCTAAAATCTCTGCCATACGGGTATTGCGCAAGGTTTGTAAATTGGTTAACTTTGAAACCTCAGAAGCGCCCCAATAATAATCGTATTGTGGCACAGGGCAGATTTGCACAAACGGACATTCGCCTTTAAGGAACATGGTTTCGCCAGGTCGATCGTAAAGTAACACACCAGGACTTGCCATAGTCACAACTTGATAATCACTGGTTTCACTATTCCAAATCCATAACTCTCTCATCTCTACCATGTCTTCAGCCACTTGTGCTTTGTACCGATTGGTGCCGTAGAGTTCTAAATTGACGTTACCACTTAAAACAGGATTGGATTGGGAGGTAATAATGCGGTTTACGCCCTCTGGAATATCGGATTCTGCTACTCGCACACCGGTTGTCACCCGTTTCATAATCGCTTCACGTTGTGGGTGGCTATACAGTCGGTCTAAGAGTTCACTACGAGTAATGTAATACGTTTGCACCATTGCTTCTTGGCGGTCTGCATAAGGACTATCTTCCCGCAGCACCCCCATTGAAGATGGTTCAATCATGTACGGTTGAATCCCTTTGCGGTACACCAACTTAATAAACGTACTGTTGTACACCAACGCCCACGTCAAGGCAGTTGAAAATACTTGGTCGGCATTGGAGTTGAGCCATTCGTCATTTAAGGCGGTGGTCAGATTAGGGGTTTTGCGATGTTCGGTTGCGGGGACAGAAGCACCTAATTGAATTGAAAACCTTGTGGTTTCGCTTGAATACAAGAAAGAAGTAAGTTGATCAATGTGTGGATTAATTTTATTAAAATACGCTGGTGGTTCTTCGGGATTTGATCCAAACAAATAAAACGAGCGTAAATTAGTATAGTCCCCCTTACGGGTATCTCTGGACACTAAACATTTTTGAATAATGTCCAAATAAAAATCTTCACGTTCTAAAGGGGGTTTAGGTATTTTCATTATTTAATCTTTAGGTTATCTGGGTCAGCAATATAGCTTGCCGTTTTAGGGCCCGATTTAATTCCCGCTTGGGAAGGTGCAAATGAAGTAAGTTCGGGTTCAACTCCGAGCTGCGCACCGACAGGGCGATTGAATTGACCTTTTAAAACGGATTCCATATTCATGCCCATCTTTTGTCCACCGCCTCCCCAGATGACGGAATCTCGCAACTTGGGTTCGTTGGATTCTTCTGGCGCATTTTGAACATTCGGATATTTGTTTTGATAAGCTCTGTTTTTCTCTGCCACCATTTCGTTTGCTTGGGCAAATTCTTTGTCGGAGAGTTTGTTCTTGCGTTTGAGGTATCCAGCTTGGTTCTCGCCTTCACGGGTAGACTTAATATTGGACATGTCAAAGTCAATGGCAAGTTGCTTGACCCGCTTATCGGTAGCTTTCGTTTTGCTGGTAACGTAACCAGGTGCTTGTAAAAAGACTTGATAGACTTCACTGTCACAACCTTTCATTGGACATTCTGATTTACGACTCTCAAAGTAACCGTGTTTCTCACATTTATAATCAGATAATACTGCCATTTTTCTCCCCTTTCAACTGTTCGTCAAGTGTTTGATTCGAATAATCGTTGCGATTGATGATTCCTATTTTTAATTGAATCTTGCCATTGACTAGCTCAATCCTATTTCCTTTGCGCATCGGTGGGATTGCTTCTTTACGATATTGTACAAATTTTGATTTGTCACGGTTCATGTACACCCCAACTTCACCATTTTTAAACTCTAAATACGCTTTACTGACTCTTTTTTGCACATAAATGGTCATTGGCAAATCTTCCGACACAAAAACTTTAAATAACTGCGCTCGACTAATCCCCGCCAACTCGCAAAACAATTCTTTGCTAATCCCTCTTTTACGATTGGCTAAAAACCGTTTCATAATATGCAGTAATTCTTTTTGCGGGATGGTTTTATACTTTTCCATCATTTGTATGCCTTTAGGTATGCAATTAAACCAATAAGTTTATCTATACTATCTTCAACGTTGCCCAAACTAACATTACACTTCATACACAACAATCCTCTAATCTTATTTGTTCTTTGCGAACTTCAGTATCCATAACCACCTCCTTAAGATAATTACATCAAAAGTATAGGTCACTTGTAAACCCCAATCCTCTTTAAATAATCTGACACGTTTCTACCCACCGCCAACTGTTCTGGTGTAAATTCCTCTTGCAATTTGCTGATACTACGGGTGATTTTCTGTGCAATCATGCGGGGCTGGACCTGTTCGGCAAACGCAGCAGTCGCTAAGGCAGCGGCGATGACCCGA